CACCTTCGAGCGCGGACTTGAACAGCGTTATGTCACCGGCGAGATTGTCAAGCTGCGTCGACGCCATTTTTTCGGCTGCGCCCTGAGAATTATCTATCGCGGCAGTCAGTTCATCCCAGCGCTCGACATTCGTTCCCAGCAATGCGTTTACGGACTTCAGGTCGACCTTGTTAAATATCTTGTTCAGGGCCTCCGTACGTTCGCCCTGTGTCATGGTGGACAGGCGTTCGTTCAGGTCCCCGAATATTTCCTCCATCGGGCGCATGTTGCCGTTGGCATCGAATACTTCAAGCCCAAGTGCTTTGATCGCTTCTGCAGCCTTGTCCGTCGGCGCTTCGAGGGCGAGAATGATATTTCGCAGCGCTGTGCCGCCTTCGGAGCCTTTGATGCCGTTGTCAGCGAGTATGCCAAGAACCGTGCTCAACTCGGTCGTGCCGCCAGCGAGGTCTTTTGCCGTGCCGCCAACCGTCAGGAATGCTTCGCCCAGTTGCGCAACGGAAGTATTCGACTTGGATGACGCCTGCGCCATCTTATCGACCATTTCTTCCGTTTCTTCCATCGAAAGGCCAAGGGCAGACTGCGCGTCCGTGACCATGTCAGAAGCAGACGCCAAATCAATGCTACCGGCAGCAGCGAGATTGAGCACCGTGGGCAGCATCTTCATCGACTTCTCGGAATCATAGCCAGCCAACGCCATGTAATTCAGTGCATCCGCTGCCTGGGTTGCGCTGAATGCCGTTGTGCGGCCCATCTCCTTTGCGAAGTCACGGAGATCGGTTATTTCTTCCGTCGTTTTACCCATTGTCGCAGCCACCTGCGACATGGATTTATCAAATTCCGCGCCTACATCGACAGACTGCTTGACAAAGGCGGCGACGGCAGTCGTTGCTGCGGCAATGGCTACAGCGCCAGCCTTGGCAGCCTTTTTGACACCGTCAAAGCCTTTGCTCACTGTTTTGCCGAAGCTGCTCAGGCCTTTTTTACTATTGTCAAGGCTTTTTTCGTAGTCTGATGTATCCAGCGACAAACGCGCTACCAGCGAAAAAACATTCATTCGTCATTCCACCACCTTTAGCCCATGTCTGGCGATAATGTCCTGCGCTATTTCTTCGCCAGTCCGCGTTTCAACCTTGGGTTTGTGCATCATGTCGTAAAACCTTGGAACACTGGTCTTGCTGAACATATTGATCAGCGCTGCACCGACATCGGTTATATATATCCTGAAGTTCTCTTCCTTCATCTTCTGGTTATGAACCGATATGCAGCAATCGGAAACGTATCTGTTCCCAAACAAATCCAGCAAATCCAGCCTGACTATACTTGCACCGTCAAACCAAGCATCCGCCCCAATTTGAGCAATGATGTAAAAAAACGCAGTACGTTTTCATTCTCGATCATTTCTGAGACAGCGCCCATGTACTCGGAGATCGGGTACTTATCTACGTCGTTCGGGTCGATAAAGCAGCACAGCGCAAGCAGAGAGACGGTTTCGTCGGGATGGTCCTCCATGATGGCGTCGAGAATCGCCACGGCGTTCTTTTTCGCCTGCTCTGAATACGCCGTTTTGCGCTCTTCCGGCGTTGCCGTGTCAGGAACGTTCGGAATGCGCTTGCGGATGTTGGCAATATCCGTAACGGTCAGCCATTTCTCAACCGCGTGTCTTATGAGCACCGATTGCTTCAGAAATTCACGCGGGCTGCAGTTTGCAAGATTTTTCATGCTTTCCTCCTATCGAAAAAGAAGGCGGGAGATTGCCTCCCGCCTTGTCGTGTTACGCAGCGGCCTGAACCACGACGGTGCAAGTGTCGCTGTAGGTTACGCTGTCCACGGTGATGCTCGCCGTGATGATGGTCGTGCCAGCCACCAAACCCTTGACCATGCCGGAGGTCACGGACGCCTTGGTGGCCGCGCTGGAAGACCAGGTGATGGTCGTTCCGGCGGGAACAAGCCGCAGGACGTTCAGCTGCACTTCCTCATTGACCTCGACAGTCAGGTTGTGCTTTTCGAGCAGGATTTCAGGCGTGTCGCCGGAGGACGTGCCGGTCTTGATGTACACTTCATACGGCATGGTGTCGGGCGCTTCAATGGAGTAGTGCCCGGTCAGCTCGAGCGCAAACTGACCCTTGCCCTTGTCGGTGGTCTGAATCTGGAAGCCGCCAGTGGACAGGGAATTGCGCAGATGGATAGCGCAGTAGCCAGCCCCGGTTCCAGTATTCTTGTCGGAGTAGTCGCCGACCCACCACAGATCGCCGAAATCCGTCAGCGCGAGGTCGCGCCGGGGTATGATGTGCGTGGAATCGTTGCTGTCGATATCCGCAGCACCAATCAGCAGCTTCGCGGCATCCGGGTCGATGGTCACGAGGGTCGTGCTCATGGTGACGGTCACATCGTCCTGCCGCTTCAGCTCCATCGTGTTCTTCGGGCAGTTATCGATGTCCTCGCCGAAATCGGAGTATTCAGGGGCAGCATTGAACGCTCCACCGCCAGTGGTCGCGCCCAGCAGCCCGGTGACTTCACCAGTGGCAGGGTTGAAAGTCTTGCAGAAGATACCCGCATTCATCTGCAACTTTTGAAAGGTATTAGAGGGAATCTGAGTGTATTTCATATCGTATCACTCCTTATGTCGTTGTCGCTTCAAGCGTCATGGTCATGTACATTCGTTTCAGCGTATCGTCGCCCTCCATGTACATGGGTTCAGCTGTAAAATCGGATAGATAAACTGCGCCGCCCTCGGTGGGTATGCTTACCCCTTCCCCGATTGCAGCGCGTATCTCGTCCGTTTTCATGTTTATGGGAACCATGCTCGTTGACCTGTACCACAACTCAGCGTATATCTGAGATTGCGTCCTCCAGTCAGGCTCCCGCGCCTGATATGTAAGGTATGGCGGCGTAACAGGCTTGCCGTCCGGGGTCTCATCTGGTACAGCGCCAACGATATAGGCCGGGATGCCGAAGCCAGAAAAGAACGTATACAGTGCTTTGGCGGTGTTCGTCATGTCGGCAACACCCACCTCTCAGCGGTCACCTGACCGATCTGAAATGACGCCCGCGCCGGTGTCTCGCTGTCTGTGATGTTTGATGTCACCCGGAAGATTGAACCGTCAGATTCGCGCCTGAACACATCGTGGAAGTCCAAAGGCAGTCCCTTGCTAACCGTCACGGTGTAGACTTCTGTCACACCCTGCTTCTCGGCAATCCGTGCTTGCATGGAGGAATCCTTGATAATAGCGGCGTCGAAAGATGCGCCGTCAACCCACTGCTGAATGTACCCGCCCTGACCGTCTGGCGCGGTGCGTTTGTCCAGCATTGTGCATTTTGTCATTGCCTCGGTTATCAGGCTCATGCCAATTTCCTCCATTCGTTCAAGCGCGAGCCGAATACGGCTTGCCATGTGGACATCATGCCGCCGCCAGCATTTGCATAGCTCTGCGCTTTTGAGTACGTATAGCCGCCGAAACTTTCTGACGCATATGGGCTGTTGCTAACCTCTCCGTATTTGTCATTCCATCCCTCGATCTCTGTCACAAGGCTCAAGAACGATCTTGGCGGTCGCATTTCCCAAATAACACCTGTGAAAGTTTCGTCAAGCAGTATCGGCGGCTCCCCCGGTTCAGACGTCGCCGGGTACACATACACACCATCGTTGAGCCGACTGCCGCAGATGCGGAAATACTGCCCTTTTATCAGGCCCGGAATCTCAAGCACGTTGTCCTCAATCGTGAACGTGCCCGAATACCTGTCCCCGTAGAAGTAGTTGTGTATGTATGCGCAAATCTGCTCTATCATGTTGCATCTCCCCTGACAGCTTTAAAAGGGCCATATACGCGCTTCACTTTGATGGTTTATAAATACCCATCCACAATCTAAAAACGCTTATATAGCCCTTTTAAACGCTTCTGAGCGTGTTTAAAACAAAAGGGAGCGGTGTTGCCCGCTCCCAACAGGTTAGCTCTTGGTCACCGTAACCGTGTATTCGGTTTCCTCCGTTTCAGCAGTTACCGTGATGGTCAGCACGTTTTCGCCCTCTGCCCACGTGGCGTTGCCGCCGTTCGTGACTTCGGTTGTCCCGAGCATGATCTTCACCACGGCCCCTGTCGCGGTAGGCGTTGCAGTGACCTTGTCGGCTTCGTTCTCCGTTGTGGCTGTATACTCGACCGTATCGCTGTCAAACGTCGGGTCGAGCGTCAGTGACCCTATCTCCAGCCCAGATAGGGTCGTTACGAGTTTTTTAACACGTCAGCGGAGCCAGCTGCCTGCGCACGGCCATTGCCGTCAACGGACGCAACGGTGATCTTCGCGTTGCTGCCGGGCGTGAGCTGCGCGGGGCTGGTCATCTCGGTCCAGGTGCTGCCCAGCTTCTGGCCGTAGGACACGGAGGGAGCGGTGGACGCGCCGAACTTGTACACGTACTTCTCACCAGTGGAGGGAGAATAGCCGCTCAGGGTGATCTTGGTGTCACCGGAGGCAGTGCCAGCCTCAGAGGTCACGGTGATGGAGCCCAGCGTGGGCGTGGAATCAATCTGACCGATGACAACGCCGTCAGCATACTCCACGAGGAACTGGATGCCGCTCATGGCAAGGCTCTCGACCTGTGCACGCTCGTTGTTGGCATAGCCGGAATTGATGCCGATGTAGCCGGTTTCATCGCCGGTCATGTTGAACGCGCTCAGGGCCTCGGAGGTCACGGGCACGTAGTACATGATGATGTTTTCCTTGGCGGTGGAATACACCTGACCAACGGGAATCGCGCTGTTGGTCAGCACAGAACCCAGACCGAGGAAGTTCTCGATATAGGTCATGCCGAACGCGGTCTGGGTGGTGATGGTCGCCGTGCCCAGATAGTCGGCAATGGTCAGGGGATTGATGAAGTGGATGATCTCAGCACTGTCATTCTCGAACAGCACCTGCAGATTGCCCCACGACTTCGCCAGAACCTTCTGGAGGGTATCGGCAGCAACCACGGTCGCGTCAATAGCCTTCACGTAGTCGAAGAAGGAAGTGCGAATACCTGTCTGGATATCAGACAGCAGCTTCGCGTCGGTGGCAACCACGGCCTCGTCACGACCGGACTTCAGGATGGCCTCGGCAGAGACAGCCTTGCGCCACTTCTTCAGGGTGATCGCGCCGATAGGGGTCTTGGTGCGCTCGTACTGGGACAGCGGGATGACGTTGCCCTCTTCGACCTCGCCGCTCTGCAGAGTGCCTACGGTCTTGTAGTAGTACATGGTCGTGCCGTCCATCATAGCGATCTTGCGGGTCACGCCCAGCGCTTCGATCAGCTTGGACAGGCTGTTGTGGGTAAACATCTGAACGAAATCGACCTCACGCACCTTTGCCATCTGGGACTTGGTAATGAGGTTAGTTTCGGCGGTCGTATGCATCTCGTTCGCCATTGAAATTCATCTCCTTATTGTTGATTAGAAACCGAATATTTCATGGTTCTCGGCTATGGCCTGTTGGCGTTCCTTGGTGTCCTTGATAGCAAGGATTTCTTCCTTGCTGCGCTTGGCCTTGCCGTTGTTGGCGGGCGGGTTCTCGACGTTCGCGCCCTTGGTATGGGTCGTGACCTTGAAGTCTGCCCATTCCTCTTGCAGCTCTCCCTTGATCTTGTCAGCGTTCACGGCGTTGCCGTCCTTGTCCAGCTCAACCTTCTCGAGGTTGTAATACTTCACGGCTTTGTTCACACCAGCCTCGGAAAGGCCAGCGTCCTTGGCGACCTTGCGGACGGCTTCACGCTTTGCGGATTCCCTCTCCTTCGCGTCGGTGGCGGCTTTGAACTCCTCAAATGCCTCGTGTTCCTTGTCGAACTTGTCCTTCCACTTGTTCGCGGTGGTGAGATTGTCCTCGGCGGTCTGCTTGTCGTTGGTGAGCTGTTCGATCTCGTCCAGCTTGGCGGCATAGCGGTCTTTTGCCACGAACTCACGGCCCACGGCAGAAGCGATGGCATTTGCGGCCTTACTGACAGCATCGGCGGGGATATTGCCATCCTCCCCGGCATACTTGGTAATCAGAGCTTCAAAGTCAATCATGTTCTCAATCTCCTTTTCTCGCTGTTACGGGTGCTACCCTAAGGATTTTCCACTCTGGCGGGACTCAGGGGAGCCGTCGCTGCCCTTCTGTCCGGCTATTGTGGTGCTACAACCCGTGACTAATTGCCACGGTATAAAAACAGCACCGGCGTGTAGCTGGTGCTGGATTTATTGATGCTATGCGGTTGCGAGGTTCGGGATTGTCTTGCCCCTATGGAGATCCCGCATAGACTGGCAGACACACTGCCATGAATGTAGACTCCAAACGCCGTCAGGCGTTCTTCAGCTCGTTCTCAATGACGTTCTTGTATTCGTCAAGGTGGTTCTCAACGGCGGGGCGTAAATAAGGCCGGGGCTTCACGCTCCTCCTGATTATGCCAGCGCCACGGGGCGCGTTGTTCTCCATCCACTCCGGCGGCGGGCTGTAATCCTTGCCGGTTCCGAGTTCAACATCACTATGTTACCGCAAGGGCTTTTTATCCCCTGCTTCTTATGGTTTCCCATAAGGTCGGCGTACATCACAGACCCGCGTCATTGTTGGCGCGGGTCTTCGGACACTCTTGGAGGGATTATCGCTCGCATTATCGCTCACCCTCTACGCTCTACGGTGCCGGGTGCTGTTCCCGGTTACCTCGGAATTAGCGTGGATTGAACAGGTCGTCTATTCCCTTGAACTTGTCGTGCTTATATCTCGCGTGAATTGTCGCGTAATCCAGCTCAAATATCTCGCACCATTCCGTCAGCGTCTTTGTAGCGTTACCGATGGTGATATTGATATTCGATGCCCGATTCCTGCACTGTGTTTCCGCATCTGCCCAACGGCAGTTATCCGGGGAATAGCCCTTATCATTGTCGATTCGGTCAATCGTCAGATTGTCAGCATAACCATTCTCAAGCGCCCATTTATAAAACGCTTTGAAGTCATTGCGCCATTCATCGCATACAGTGATTCCACGTCCACCATATCGATCATAACGCGCATCATGCGGATTATAGCAGCGCTTTTTCATACATTGCCAAATCTCATATGGTCGCGTATGGCTCATCTTATGCTTGTGGTTCGCTGTTAGGTTCGTTCTGTCTTGTTCTCGCTTCATGCAACCGCAGGATTGCACAGCGCCAGACAGTAAACCATCTGACCGTACAGACTTGGTATTGCCACAATCACATTGACAGAAATAGTAAGTTCGCTTCACACCTCTGTCGTCAATTCCAACAACGACCAGCCTGCCAAATCGACGGCCTATCAAATCGTTTTTTACGTTTTTCATTATACCCATCTCCTTTTATGTATTATACCATATTCGGAGATAAAAGTAAAGAAAAACGTGGCAGCTTCTTCCGATTTTGCCCGATTATTCAATGTGCGTTACCGCACAAGGCCGCATGTCTGTCTACGGAGCATAGATAATCGCAGAGCCAACATCAACGCTGCCTCCATCATTATCTACGCGGTGGGTGATGCTGTTTCTCAACGCGCCCGTGTCCACCGGTACAAGCCCCTTGGCATAGCTCTCGATCTTGCCCCCGATGATTTCAAGGGCGCGGGCTTGGGCCTGTTCCAGCGCGGCGCGAACCTCGGCGCTATTGTCGGTGATGTCAACGGTTGCCACTTTTCATCGCCTCCCACTCCCGATACGTCATATCCTCCACGATCTCGCCCGTCTCGTTGTCCCGGCGCTCCATGCTGTTCGGATATTCCGGGTACACATATACCAGCGTACAGCGGCAGTTCCACACGTTCGCCGGGTCGGCGTCCGGGTC